GGATAACAACGTTTGGTTTACATAGTTGTTAATATCAGACCAAACTTGGTCATGATAGGCTTTCATGATATTGTCTAAATCTGTTGGCATAGGCTTTGGGTCATACGGCAATTCTTTATCCAATTCTTTTACAATCTTTTGCCCGGTGCTTTCAAACATTCGTTCTATTTCAGATTCAGCAATTCCCGTTACTTGAGAAATGATTTTTGCTGTTTCTTTGTTAAATAAATGCAGTTCTTGTAACTTTTCTCTTTGCCAATCTAATATGTCACCACTCCCATTTTTTAAACGCTTAGCGATGATTCGTATTAATTCGCCCTCTAACGATTGGTAGAGGTGCGACATATTAGAGGACCATAAATCTAATTGATGAGGTGTAATCATTATTCCTCATCTCCTATCTCTTTATTAGCTCTGAACTCTTCAAACTCTATCATAAATTTATTTAACGCATCAGGAGAATTCGTTAATTCTACAAGTAATTGATCCATTTTTTCTAACATATCACTATTCCTCATCTCCTAGTTCATTTTCCGCCGATATTCTTTCTTGTTCTGGATAGTCCATTTCTAACGTTTCTGCTCTAATCTCGTAAACTATTTTTTTGGCCTCTTTTTCAGTCACACCCGTTAATTTCTGAATAGCGCTTAGTTTTGATGAAAGACCAGCTGTAACTAATTTAGAGTAATAATCAGCTTTGGCATCTTGAGATTGAAAAACACCGTCATCAAAATCTATATTAATGCCTAGTTCTTTTGAATATTTGAATAGATTAAATGCTGCGGCCAATTCGAATATAGTTGTAATTAATTCTTTTAATGCTTCTTCCACAATTAAGACATTATCTGAACGGGTAGAAAAAGTCTCAGAATTTTCGCTGATGATTTCCGTAGCTGTTTTGACTGATTGTCCATCAAAGCTAAATGTTCCACTTGAAAAACCGGTTTGTAATTCAACAATGCGTAAAATAAAATTGATTGTCTCAATAAATTCCTGTGACCGTAACGTAGGAACAAATTCACTAATAAAAGGATCGTCTGATTTCAACCGTTGATATACAGATGTCTTACTGTCAAATCGTTTTATAGGATTCCCTTTTTCATCATATCTAACTTTGAAGAAATGATCTGAAGCTAATATTTTTCTTCTCGCTTCTTCAACTTCATTCATAAATTCATCGTATTTTTCGTTAATATCAATCAATTGGCGCTTCGCGTTGTCAATAATACCTAAACTCAATGGACTATCAATATCTATATTGTTTTTTCCAGCAAGTTTAATATAGACAAATAGTGGTCGAGTAAATCCGACTAAAGCAGTCTCCTCTTTTAGTTCCTTGTACTTGTCTAATGTCGGTAATGGTACCCTAACACCTGTTTGAGATTGTTCTTCTGAACGATACAATTCGTTTCTGATATAGTAAGTGCTATTTTCCCACTCATGAAATTCTAAAAGTGTGTAATAAACATTTTTCTTACCTTCAGTTTGTTGTGTAATCGTAGCAATGGCTGCTTCAGATATATCATTAGTGTTGGACTGTAAAGGGTAAAAAGTATCAGCTCGGCAAAAGGATATTTTTATTTTGTTTGTCTTTGTGTCTACATAGGGACGTAGGACAAGCCCTCCTATTGCATATCCTGCTTCCAGCTCTTCACCAAAGTTCTTACGAAACTTATTATCGTTAAAAACTGATTGTAAAAACTGGTCCGCTTCATCATCATCAATGCTTATCGCACACCCGTCATTAAAGACTAGCTTAGCTAATTTGCGAGAAACTACTTTTGATACATTTAATGAATGAAAAGCCCTGTGCATACGCATACCATCACTATTAACGTAGCTCACATCAGGAAACTTATTTTTATATATGCGTTTGTTGTCCATTATTCTATCGATTTCAGCAGTATTTACTCCGATTTTTGGATGATCTGTAATTCTATTAAGTGTTTCTACCATACCTATTTTTGCACCTCCAATCCTGAACATCGCTTTTAATTTGTCAAACATGTAAACACCTCTTTTCTAGGCGATATAGGTTTTATAAAAGTAATTATTACCATACCTTGCTTCATCAAGTGCATGATTATATTTATCTACGGGCAATCCATTATCATTTCTCACATACATAGAGATTTCTTTTTCAAAATTATAGTGGTCAAATTCTTCTCCACATTCTAAAACTATAAATTGGCCACTTATCATGGTGTTTTGTAGTCGTTCTATTCCAACCTCTATCTTTAAACCATTACTTGAAACTTTATCGGAGCTATTGTTATCAGCTTTATCTGTAATAATCCCTATTAAGTCAAGCTCAGAACGTAACGTTTTACAGGCAGGATCGACAAAGAAATAATTCCAGTGTGGCAAATGGTTCCATTTTGTATAACACCACTCAACAAATCGTTTAATCTCTTTTGCATAAATTGACATCGCTTTTGTTTCTCCCGTATCCGTTCCGCTATGATAGTAGTTTGCTAAACGATACAGATAAAATTTCCCATCATAGAAAGTGACAACCCAAAATGCACAGGTAGTTGCATCAGCTTGGCCACCATCAGCAGTAAAAAACGTTTCAATGATGTTTCCTTTTATTTCGGTTGCTTTGTTGTTCTTACCGAACATTGAGTAAATAACACCTTGTGGTAGCACTCTATGACCATACCAGTCACGTTCTAAAAGATATTCGCTACTTGATAACTCATCGTATAACTGCTGCTTTCTTGATTCACTTAAGATTGGATTATCATCTGGCGTCCAATGACGAAATAAAAAACGTCCTGATTTCTCAAAACGTTCTAACAATTCTAAATTAGGGTGATTCGGTGCTGGCGGATTCTGTTCACCTAAATGATAGCGCCATTCTGCAGCAAAAGTACGTCTAAAGCACTCATTAATGAAATCTTTATGCAGCAAGTTAAATTCTAAGAAAGTAACTGAGCCTAACGACATACCCGTAATAGCACCAACCGAATTGATTTTGCCGCCGCCTTTGTAATAAATCTTTTTTTCTCCGTTAGGTGCATATAAAAGCAAATGGTCCCCATGTTCATCATGTCGAATATCTGAAACGCCATCAAATATATGCATTAATCCTAAACCGTCACCGTCCATAAACATTCGGAAAGCTTGTTCTTGATTATAAGCAGTCACAAGATGGTTCTGGTCTGGTGAGCGTAAATAGAAGTCTGCCATTTTAAATATATCACTGGTGGTTTTTCCACTACGAGGAGTGCCTTCGTTTAATTCAAAGGTCACTTTGCTTGTGTTGAAATTAATGTTCGCCACTTGCTTATCACTAAAATTAATTACCATCGCTCACACCTCGTGATTTAACGTTGAGTAAAGCTTCTAACAATTCGTTAGCTCTTCCACCAGCTGTTAACTTATCAGCATTATTAGATGCGATTTTTGCATCAGCTTCTGCTTTTTCTGTTTGCGCATTTAACAATTGTAATTTAATGCCTCTAGTAACTAGTTCTTCCTGTTGTTTTATTGCTTTAGTTAACTGATTGCTAATTCGTGTTAAAGCATCTTCAATCGCTAAGATGTCATCTAACTTTCTAAATGTCTTACGAGTTATTTGTACATCTTTCAAAACTTCTCTTTTGACAGTAACCATTTTCCCATCAATTGCCGATGGCTCTTTAACTTTCCGAAGCTGTTGCAAACGTTCAACTTCTTCATCATTTAAGCCAGCCTCTGCATCTTTTATGCGTTTAAGCATTCTATATTGGCGAATTTTCAGGATTCTTATTTCTTCATCCAAAATAAAAAAAGGATCATCATTCATATTAGAATAGATGTTCTTTTCTTCGTCAGATAACATATCGGCAAATATTGTTTCATATTCGCCAGTTTTAATAGCATTCTTATTACCTTTAGGAGGAGAACCACCTTTGTTCCCTTTAGCATTTTTATTACCTGATGGCGCTCCACCTTTATTGGTAACGTTACTATTCGATTTAGTAACGTTACCTTTTAATTCCTCCGCCCATTTATCAACAGATTTCCATTTCCTGATTTGAGAATCAGACACATTTAGTTCACTAGCTAATTCTTTAAGAACCTTTTTACCACCTGAATCTAGCCATATTTTTTTAGCTTCATCACGACGAGGGTCTCTTTTTCTAGCCATCCATTAACACCACCTCGCTTTTCGCTTCAATAGTTGAGTTTGTTTTCAATTATTTACAATCATAATTCTTTTAACTGACTTTCAATTTCAATTAAGTCTTTTAGGTCCTTAACTGTATTCAATTTAATCTGACCTGCTTTAAAGTTGCTTATCCATTGAGCCTTTGCAGCCCTGATAATCTTGTTGTTTTCTTCCGCAACCTTTTGCTTTTCTAAAGCTTGTTGAACTTCATAATCAAATGTTTCCATTGTAGAATACCTCGCACTATTATATAATGCTAAAAGACACGGAGGGTGTCGAAAATCCACGCGTGGGAATTCTCTGTGTCTTCGGGGTATTCGTATCTCGTTGAATTGAGGCAAGTGTTAGCGCACTTGTCTCTTTTTATTTAGCGTTTGGATAAGGTTTTGATAATTTAATGATTTTTTTACGTATCTTTTTATTTAGTGGCATTAAATATTTATGTTTACCTTTTGATTCATAAATGGAAGCTTTTGGATCCACATGTTTATGCAAAAATTCTAGCCTTTGAGACCCCGTCCCATACTTGGCATGAATAGATTTAGGATGTGTCTTTTTTCCATTAACAATGAAATAACGTTCTCCATCTGTCTTTCCAGTATATATCCAGTTTGTTGCTTGATAGATACCTCCATGATGGTTTTGGTCTGTATCTGCATAGCTTACTATTAATTGCATGCTTGGATTAAATTCTTTTAGGAACCTAATTGCTTTGGCCAAAATTTCAGATACAAACGACTTGTGATTGGTTAAAGCAACCCTAGTTAGTTCACAGCATTCTGTTTGTTTCAATCCATATGGGCTTCCTATGCTTTTATTTGCACCTCTACTAAAAATTACTACTCCTATAAATTGGCCATCTTCCCATGCTCCTATTTTAATGAGCTTTCCAACAGGCACACTTTTGCTGTAATGAAAGTGCGTGCAAGCATACTTTGTAGCTTCATGAGTGGCCCAATCAACTTTCAACATCTCTTAA